TTATAGATTTGGTATTGGTATTGCAGCAGAAAGTGGGTACACCGAGGAAGACTTTAAGAAACTTGCTGAATTCATAGTATAATTGAAAATATGGGTTAATCAGCAGTAAAGATATACGCAGCACCAGTATCAGCAGCACCAGTGTCTTCGTTCTTAGCACCAACAACTACTGTATTTCCATATATAGAAACTGACGCCCCAAATTGATCATCTGCTTGTTTATCAGTTGCTTGTATCTTCCTTTGTTGTGTCCAAGTAGTACCAGATCTGGTGAAAACATAAGCAGCTCCAGCATTACTACCACCAGTGTCTTCGAGTTGAGCACCAACAATCACTGTATCTCCATATATAGCAACTGAATTACCAAAGTAATCAATTGTTTGTTTATCAGTTGCTTGTATCTTTTGTTGCTGTGTCCATGTAGTGCCGGATCGTGTGAAAACATAAGCAGCACCAGCGCTAGTACCACCAGTGTCTTCGAGATTAGCACCAACAACCACGGTATCGCCAGATATAGCAACTGACTGACCAAATTGATCATTTGCTTGTTTATCAGTTGCTTGTATCTTCTGTTGCTGTGTCCAAGTAGTACCGGATCGTGTGAATATATAAACAGATCCAGCATTAGCACCACTAGTGTCTTCGAGTTGAGCACCAACAATCACTGTATCTCCATATATAGCAACTGAATTACCAAAGCTATCACCTGCTTGTATATCAGACGCTTGTATCTTCTGTTGCTGTGTCCAAGTAGTACCAGATCGCGTGAATATGTACACAGCTCCAGCATCAGCACCACCAGTGTCTTCCCACATGGCACCAACAACTACTGTATCTCCATCAATAGCAACTGATATACCAAAGATATCAGTTGCTTCTGCATCAGATGCTTGTATCTTTGCTTGTTGTGTCCAAGTAGTACCATCTCTAGTAAAGATATACGCAGCACCAGCATTAGTACCACCAGCGTCTTCATAAGTAGCACCAACAACTACTGTATCTCCATCAATACCAACCGCACCACCAAAGTAATCAGTTGCTTCTGCATCAGATGATTGTATCTTCTGTTGCTGTGTCCAAGTAGTTCCAGATCGGGTGAAGATATAAGCAGCTCCAGCATTAGCAGCAGTAGTGTCTTCTGCCTGTGCACCAACAATTACGGTATCACCATAAATAGAAACTGACGCCCCAAAGATATCACTTACTTCTGGATCAGATGCTTGTATCTTAGCCTTTTGTGACATCAATGACCAATTTACAGAATATAGGTTATAGATATATGCTTTACCTGAATTAGTACCACCAGCATCATCTTCGAGATAAGCACAAACGATTGCATAGTTACCAGATATTGCAACTGACCTACCAAAGAGATCAGCATAACTTGTACCATAAGCATTAGGATTATCTAAGGTGTGTAGTAACGCACCCGTTGTGACATCGAAGATATATGCTTTACCTGAACTAGTGCCACCAGCATCACCTTCGCTAACAGCAGCGACGACGGCATAGTTACCAGATATTGCTGCAGAATACCCAAAGTTATCATTTAAACTTGTACCATAAGCATTAGGATTGTTTAAAGTATGAACTAATGCGCCAGTTGTGACATCGAAGATATATGCTTTACCTGAACTAGTGCCACCAGCATCATCTTCGCTAACAGCAGCGACGACGGCATAGTTACCAGATATTGAGACCTGATTGCCAAAGCCATCGCTATCACTTGTACCATAAGCATTAGGATTATCTAAAGTATGAACTAATGCGCCAGTTGCGACATTAAAGATATATGCTTTACCTGAATTAAAGCCACCAGCATCACGTTCGCCATACGCGGCGACGACGGCATAGTTACCAGATATTGCAACTGACTGACCAAAGTTATCATTAAGACTTGTATTATAAGCATTAGGATTGTTTAAAATACGAACTAATGCGCCAGTAGAAACATCGAAGATATATGCTTTACCTGAATCAGTTCCTGCCGCGTCATCTTCAAATTTCGCACCAACGATGGCATAGTTACCTGATATTGAAACTGATATACCAAAGTAATCTAGAAAACTTGTACCATAAGCATTAGGATTGTTTAAAGTATGAACTAATGCGCCAGTTGTGACATCGAAGATATATGCTTTACCTGAACTAGTGCCACCAGCATCATCTTCGCCAGTCGCGCCGACGACGGCATAGTTACCAGATATTGCAACTGATATACCAATGCGATCGCCAGCGCTTGCACCATAAGGATTAGGATTATCTAAAGTATGAACTAATGCGCCAGTTGCGACATTAAAGATATAGGCTTTACCTGAATTAAAGCCACCAGCATCACCTTCGCCATAAGTACCAACAATTGCATAGTTACCTGATATTGCAACTGACTGACCAAAGAGATCATCAAGACTTGTATCATAAGCATTAGGATTATCTAGTATCTGAGAGATAATATATCCTGGAGTTGGTGTACCAGCACCATAACTAGTATCATTAACTATGATACTAGCAGAGACGTCTGGGTACTCATCTAGAGCTATTCTTAGAGTTTCTACACCTTCGAGTGATCTATCATTAGATAATATCAATGCTATCTGGGATACTTTATTATGTGATGTGGTAAAAGATCCGGTCAAAGATCCGCTGAATAAGTCACCAGAATCTATCCCAGTTATAGTGTATGGTACTGATATTCCCGATACTTCAGACTCAGAGTAAAGGTATATAATGATCTCAGTGCCCTCGTCAACAGAAGAAGCTTCACTAATGAATAAACTATAAGGCAAGAGTAGTGCTACGCCAGACAAGCCATTTAAACCCAATGATGTTAGAAATGGCATATTAAGCACCTGCCCCGTATGTAATAGCGTTCGAGATAACTTTCCACGCATTCGATGTTCTTATTAATGTGAACGTGAATTGGTCTATGTTATTAGGGGTTCCTTCAGGTAATGTATTATTCGCCCAATTAACTGTGGTGACCACACCATCTATCTGAACTCCTGTCGGGGCATATGCACCACCAGCACCTTGTTGCACCATAATAACGAATACGATAGTTCTGTTATCGGTTGTTGGTACATTGGTGAAGTTTGGAACAAATGACCCTAATATACCAGTATGATAATGAGCAGTTCCTTCCAAGTAAGAAACGCCGATTGTTCCAGATAGACTAGATGGAGTAGTTGTCAACTTCTCGGTTAATGACTCTGCATAAATCTCCTTAGCAGATAACCTACCGCCGACACCTAGTCCAGAAGAAACGACCAATGCTCCAGTAGACGTACTGGTAGATACAATTGCTTCATCTATCAACACACCAGCAGTAGCTGTTGTTGCACCAGCGGTTGATCTTAGTGTTAGTGTTGACCCTGCCGTGCTACCACCATTTATAACTGCAACGCTTGGTGTAACTAATGTAGCATTGGTTATTGTACCGCCTGTGACAGAAGGGGATGTTAGTGTAGGGGTCGTTATAGTAGGAGATGTGCCGAATACCAATGAACCTGAACCTGTTTCATTAGATATCACTGAAGCAAGTTGAGCAGAAGTTGTTGGAGCAAAGAAATCTAATCTCCATGAATTATCTGCTGCGTCTGTAATTCCGTAACCAGCAAGCGTACTTGGGGTAGTCGTCAGGTCTGCGAATGCAACTGATTGTAATGCGCTTTCCGCCAGTACACCTTGAGCAGCTGTTGCATATGCTGTGGCATCAGTGGTTGCAGCAGTTCCAAAGGTTGGTTTATCTTCTAAGTTACTATATGATCCAGTTGTCGCAACCAACGCCAAGTCTGCCGGTTGAGTAGCACTGTCTGCAGCAATGCCTTGAGCAGCAGTTGCATATGCAGATGCGTTCGTGGCAGCAGCAGTTCCAAGTGTTGGTTTACCAGCAAGGTCTGAATATAATCCTGTAGTTGCAACGGTTGCTAGGTCAGCAGGTTGTACTGCACTTGCCGCGAGAATACCTTGTGAAGATGTTGCGTATGCACTCGCAGCAGTTGCAGCAGCGGTTCCCAATACGGGTCTGTTAGTTAAACTATTGTATGATCCAGTTGTTGCGACTGCAGACAGATCTCCTGGTTGTGTTGCTGAGTCTGCTAATGCTCCTTGAGCCGCGGTTGCATAAGCAGATGCGTTCGTGGCAGCAGCAGTTCCTAGAGTTGGTTTACCAGATAGATCATTATATAATCCACTGGTGGCAACGTCGGATAAGTCTGCAGAGTTCACCTTTGCGCCTAAAGCACTAGAAATAGTAGTAGCGAAGTTAGGATCATCTCCCAACGCAGTTGCCAACTCGTTCAGCGTGTTCAGCGTAGATGGAGCAGTACCTACTAAGCTAGAGACTGAAGAATCTACATATGATTCTGTTGCATAACCTACAATAGACTGAATTGCACTGTCTGCCTTAGCACCTTGTGAAGAAGTCGCGAATGCCTCGACATTTTCTGCAGACGCTGTTCCTAGAGTAGGTCGGTTAGACAAACTTGTATATGACCCGCTCGTTGCCACTGTCGCTAGATCGCTGGGCTGGGTTGCTGACGATGCTAATGCACCTTGAGCCGCAGTGGCATAAGCAGTTGCATCAGTCGCCGCAGCAGAACCCAGAGTTGGTTTATTCAATAAACTATTGTAAGATCCCGTAGTTGCAACCACCGCAAGAGTAGGAGTACCTATAATATCCGAGTAAGAACCGGTCTGACCCACTGTCGATATGTTTGGTTTGCTTGCTAGGTCTGCGAAAGCACCAGTGGTAGCGACGGTTGCGAGGTTAGGTTTATTGGAGAGGTCGTTATAAAGTCCTGTAGTTGCAACGGGTTGTAACAAAGGAGGATTAATTAGATCAGTATACGAACCACTTGTTGCAACGGATGCAAGGCTAGGTCTACCAGATAAACTATTATATAACCCTGTTATTGCAACGGCGGCAAGGGCGGGTGTTCCAGATAAGTCAGAGTATGCGGCAGTGGTAGCAACGTTAGCAAAATTTGGAATTCCTATTAGACTAGAGTATAATCCACTAGTAGCAACAACTGCCAATACTGGTTTTCCTGCTAGGTCGTTGTATAATCCACTAGTAGCAACATCTGCCACGTCTGCAGATTGTAGAGCAGTGTCTGCTCTTGTGCCTTGCCCAGAAGTTGCATAGTTGGTGGCTGCAGCGGCGATCGAATCAGTTACATTAGATTGAGTTGTGTACGAGTTATTCGCTAGGTATATTCCAACTCTACTATCTGTATAATATAACTTAGAACCTTCTATTAGATTACTAGTCGTATGATTTGATATAGATGATACTTGACCTGTTACATCGCCAGTTACATCGCCTACTACGTCTCCTGTTAGATTGCCAGTAAATAATGACGCTCTTACTGGAGCATATGTGAATGATGCATGTGTGGTATCGATAAATGAGGATGCATCTGGTTCTGGCAGATACCCTTGATAGAATTTCCATGTACCATCTGTCGCATCTCTGAATACTCCAGTGTGTGCATATGTACCATCATTGTAGTTACCTGCGATACCCAAATCTGGGTTAGCGACTGTAGACCCATTGTTCAAATAGATCATAGAATCCGTTATAGATAGATTCTGCGCATCAAGTGTGATGGTTGTTCCAGATACTGTTAAGTTACCCTCGATAATAACGTTACCAGCAGCAGCGATGTTATTAAAATTTACATTAGAAGTAGTAGAAACATCTTGCCCAATCGATATCTCACCAGATGTTACACTTACACCAGTACCACCAGATACATATGCATCGATCTGATTATTAACACGACCAGTTGTGAAATATAGATTAGAACCTTCTGTGAGGTTATCTGTATAACTGGCTGCAAGTTTAGCATCAAACATCGCTTCGCCGCGTGCTTCTGTATAGTAAAGATTAGAACCTTCTGTGAGGTTATCTGTTGTCTTAAGAGCGAAGTTTGTATTTACTCTAGTTTCTGTATAGTATAGTTTAGAACCTTCTGTGAGGTTATCTGTTGTCTTACCCAACAAACTAAGGTCGAAGTCATTATTTGCTCTTGCCGATGTGTAGTAAAGATTAGAACCTTCAGATAAATTACTTGTTGTCTTAAGAGCGAAGTTTGTATTTACTCTAGTTTCTGTGTAGTATAGATTAGAACCTTCCGTTAAGTCAGTTGTAGAACTAGCTGCAAGTTTAGCATCAAACATCGCCTCGCCACGAGTTTCTGTGTAATATAAGTTAGAACCTTCAGATAAATTACTTGTTGTCTTAAGAGCGAAGTTTGTATTTACTCTAGTTTCTGTATAGTATAGTTTAGAACCTTCTGTGAGGTTATCTGTAGAACTAGCTGCAAGTTTAGCATCAAACATCGCCTCGCCACGAGTTTCTGTGTAATATAAGTTAGAACCTTCCGTTAAGTCATCTGTAGACTTGGTAGCAATTCGAATATCAAACGCATCGTTATCACGATCAACGGTATAGTAAAGATGAGTACCTTCTGAAAGATCTGTAGTTGAATTGCCTGATAGACTCAAACTTGCAGGATTACCACTCTCGTCAGCAACTGTGAATACACCTCCTACATTTGATAATACCAGCCCATCGATGGGCCCATCACCTAAGAATATAGAGTTACCACTTAGATATAGATCACGGAATCTTTTAGTTGTAGATCCTAAGTCGTATGTGATATCAGTTGTAGGAACTATACTCGCAGAAACATTACCTAATACAGTGTGTACTCTAGCATCGGTGAAGTATAGATTAGAACCTTCAGAAAGGTCAGATGTTGATTTATTAGACAGATCTGTATCAAAGTCTGAACTAGTGTATATGTATGGCCTACCAGTAAGATCATCATAAGAACCAGACAATGCAACAGAATTCAGGTCGACTAACGATACTTTATTTGCAATGGAGTTTGTTATAGTAGTTGCAAAGTTGGGATCATCATTAAGTGCCGCTGCAAGTTCATTTAATGTATCCAGTGCGCCAGGTGCAGAATTTACTAATGTTGCTAGTGAACTGTTAACATATCCTTCGGTAGCATAATTATACGCAAGTATAGAAGTCGTGGTCACATGATCAGCAATGTCAGTGGTTTGTACATAATCACTCAATGTAGTTGCTAGTGACGCAGTTGTCTCATATGAAGATAATGTAGAAGTTAGTGCATTAGAAGTGACATACCCTAACAGAGTATTAGTAAGCGCAATTTGTTGAACATATGTACTGAGAGTAGAATTTAGTGCGTATGAGACAAGGTCATTGGCAACCAAATAACCAGACAAATTAGGAGGATTTGTTAAATCATTATAGTTTCCAGAGAATAGAGTGGGTAAGTCAGTTAGACTATTATATGAACCACCAAATAAGAAATCTGGTTTATCGGTCAGATCATCATACGACCCTGAGAACAGCGTAGGAAGATTTGACAAACTTTCGTATGATCCATCGAATACGAATGATGCAATTATACCTTGATTATCAGTTAGATCACTAATGTCGGTAGGGATTGCCGCACTAGTTATATATCCAACATCATTAGTAAAATCACTAAGAACAGTAGGAGTACCTGATAGATCTGAATATAGTCCGCTGACTGCAGAATCTGATAATCCTGCGATAACACCATTGGCTACGATTGTATCCCAATATATCAAAGAATTCCATGTGGTAATACCATTACCAATTTTAGTTTTTCTAGTATCAGTCTCTAATCCCAGTTCACCATTACCTAGTACTGGGTTTGCCGATGTCCAGTTAGCAGCGGTATCTCTTCTGAACTGAATTCTTGTTATTGCCATATATTATGCTCCAATTTGTCTTTAGACATGTCTTTTATGTATTTATAAAGATTCATGACTCAGTTCGCAAACGGTTTCCGAATCTATTTGAAGATTTTACTCAGCCTGCAAGTATAATTCTGTCGAATATAACTATTCTTTTTTCTTGTTAGTGTAAGCATTAGCAGCAAAGAATGTCGCAACTAATCCTGCAATAGCAACAAAATATGTAGGTGCAATATCACCTATAATTCCTGCTGCTTTATCTAACCCTAACCATGAAGTAATCATAATTGTTATTGGATATAGTAACATACCAAACAGCGCAAACCATGCCATTTTACGCATAGCATCGCGTTGAGCATCTGCATCTTCTAGTTCTTTGCGCTTGAATTCTATATGCAAGTCCAGTTCAGCTTTAGAAATGTGTCCATCCCCATTAGTATCTGCTCCTTCTAGACCAGATCCAGATTCTATTGTTAGTTGTTTATCTGTCATTTTATTTTTTCCTTAATTATATTTTACAATTGCTATCGTAATAAAAATAGCACTCGCTATTAACAAAGATCCAACAACGGTATAGAAAGCGCCCATAAATATCTTAACAATTATTTTTTTCCTTGCATACTTTGCTCTTCGTTCTGCCAATTCTTCTGCTTCGCGACTGCGTTTCATTTCTGATTGAAATGCTAACCAGTCATCCCACATACCACCACGACCTTGGTAGATCATCATTTCTTTTAATTCAACTTCCTTTGCCGCAAGTTGTTCCGCTGCCATAAATGCTGCAATGTCACTTTTGTATCCATGCTGGTGTGCTCGCTTTTGTATTTCAGCTTTTAAACCAAAATACTGTGCCATTGCTTCACCTGCTTCGTAGATCTCTTTACCATTCTGCAAGGTTTGTTTAATTACATCGAATGCTGCATTGGCAGCAGCAAGTTCAGCGATCATATTGGCTCTCCACTAATTGTTTCGATTGGATTCTGCTTTATCAGCATCCTTGCTATCGGATGTTCCGGATTCCCTATCCCCTGCAGAATCATCACCGGAAGCGTAATCGAATTCCCCTTTTGATCCTGCACTGTCTGTGTTCCCTTTTGTATCCAATGACTCGCCCACAGCACTACTGGCGTCTGATATTGATTCTTCTGTTGTGTCATTTGATGATACATCCTGTATGATTTCTGGAGCACTTGTTATTACTGAAAATGGCGCTGCTAGTACGTTATCGCATCCGTTCTGATGTAAAGTTGCTGTTGGAAGTCGAGTCAGTGGCGATCGAAGTGCGATCGAAAAGGATATATACATAATAAAACTAGCAACGATAGCTAATTTATTGTACATTAATATATCCAGGGATTTATCTCCAAGATATTATTATTACCTTTTATTTATATAAAAATGATCACCACAATCGGATCGGGTCTATTGCAATTAAACCCGTTATATGGTATAATATGAGTATTGAACGGAGAATATTATGAAAACAGCAGTATGCAGCGACCTACACCTAGAGTTTGGCCCGATTGAATTTGAAAATACAGAAGGTGCTGATGTAATCGTTCTATCAGGCGATATCTGTGTGGCGGCAGATCTAAACAAGATCGACTATAGTTACGGTACAGCGCCAGCAAAGGTTATGGAGCACTCTGCTCGGCTTGAAAAACTAATCCACTCGTGTTCCAAAAACTTTAAGCATACTATTATGCTTATGGGCAATCATGAGCACTATCATGGCGACTTTGCAAAGTCTGCGTCCGTCATCCGTGACTTCATTGAGCAGTTTGATAATGTGCATTTCCTTGATAAAGAAATCGTTAAAATCGATGATGTCACATTCATCGGCGGCACATTGTGGACTGATATGAATAAGGAAGATCCAATAACGTTGCACGCAATGTCCGGAATGATGAACGACTATAGTGGAGTTGTTAATAGCAATAGAGACGTGCTGTTTCGTGATGAAGAAGGTAATCAACAGGTTCGTGCTGCAAGATTCAGTCCAGAAGATTCCGTTGAAGACCATAAGAAAATGTTGGAGTATATCCGCATTATGGTTGAGGGCAAGTTTGATCAGAAGTTTGTTGTCTGTGGTCACCATGCCCCAAGTAAGTTATCAACGCATCCACGATACAAAGATGAACGGATTATGAATGGTGCATACAGTTCTGACTTGAGTGAGTTTATTATGGATCGTCCTCAGATCAAACTGTGGACACATGGGCATACGCATGAACCGTTTGACTATATGTTAGGTGATACTCGTATTGTGTGTAATCCGCGTGGTTACATTGGATATGAGATGCGAGCAGAAGAATTTAAATTAAAGTTTGTAGAGGTATAATATGAGTGATGGTGGAAAGGGGTCTGCTCCAAGACCCAAAAGTGTTGACGCAGATACTTTCTCCAGTAATTGGGATGCTATATTTGGTAAGAAGTCTGTACCTATGCCCGGAACAATTGGTGGTGCTAAATTAATATTTAAGGATGAAGATGAACGAAGCGAACTTTCTAATTCAAACTCTAAGTTGGATTAAAGAAGATTTTAAATCTAACTCTTTTCGCTTTTGCGTTGAGTTGTTAGCTTGGGGTATTAGTATTGGATGTGCGATCACAATGGCAGCAACAGTCCCCGACCCGCCTCTTATTGTCTTGTATCCTATTTGGATTACTGGCTGCGCTCTTTACGCTTGGGCTGCTTTCACTCGGAGATCTTTTGGTATGCTTGCCAACTACATTCTCTTAGTGACAATCGATGCAGTTGGGTTGACAAGGATGCTTATTGCATGATAGACTCAAGACCCGTTTAGGCACAAATAAAAACCATCATGCAAAGAATATCTGATATCCGAACAGTTCATATAGAACTAACCGATAAATGCCAAGCACAGTGCCCGATGTGTGCTAGGAATTATCACGGGGGTCCAACACGCTCTTTCATCCGTAACTCAGATATTAGTATAGAACAGTTCAAAGAGTGGTTCCCTAGGGAGTTCTTAGCACAGTTGAATAACTTTTACAGTTGTGGAAATTATGGAGACCCTGCTTTCGCAAGGGATTGTCTAGAGATATATGCATATGTCCGCGAATGTAATCCTAGAACTAAACTCGCTATCCATACCAATGGAGGTATGCGCAATCCAGATTGGTGGCGTAAGTTGGCAAAGTATAATGTTGAGGTTATATTTGCGGTAGACGGAGTTAAGGGTACTCACGAACTATATCGCAAGAACGTGAAATATGAAAAGGTTATAGAAAACTTAACTGCGTTTGTTAAAGCTGGAGGCAAGGCAAGAGTTGATAGTTTGGTATTTGCTCATAATGAAAATGATGTCGACGAGTTGGAAAGGTACATACTTTCTCTAGGAGTAAAATCTGTGAACTTTGTTAGTACCACAAGGTTCTATGAAATGAAAGAGTATGAAGTACTCGATAATAGTGGAAATGTCGAGTACACTATAAAACCTGCTCAGTCAGATAGGTTTAAACAGATTCCTAATAACTCTCTAGAACAATTACTTGATAAAGATTTTAGGGATGCTGTTATAGAGGAAGTCGATATATCGCCCAAGTGTATGAGCGAGAAGGGTATATATGTCGATCCTCATGGTGATATATTCCCATGTTGTTGGATCGGGGGTGATTACTTAGAAGAACCAATTTTAGAAACTCTGCCTATACACAAGTTGAGGAACCTAAGTGTACATAACACTAAAGAAGCGTTAAAAGTAATTGGTGTGGTTAACTGTCGAGATAAAGTGTTATGGGAAGATGATATTTTGTTTAAGCAATTGTCCGAATACTGGTATGGTGAGGATAAATGTATGACTTGCGCAAGACAATGTAGTACGATGATGTTTCAAGACAATAACAAGTATAAGAGAATTACCACTTAGGATATTTTGATAGGTTTTCTAAGAACACTACTGGGTTTAATTTCCATACAGTTTGTTCAGCGCCTCTATAATTTAGTTCTGTTACTCGTGTAAATTCTCCTTGTTGTTCTAGTAAAGGAAAGTATATGTTATGCACCTTCCGTTGACTTCCCCCATCTAATTGATTACTTGTAGCATACATATTCGAATCCATACCACACCATTCGATCATTTTAGGGATATAGAACTGACATGTCATATTTTGATGTTGTATAATGTACCAACGACCTGTTCCTAGACCCTTTCCATTATTTAGAATCACTCCTTCTAACACACATGTCCTAGTAAGTATTCTATAAGCGTTAGGACCCATTTCAGGAAACGTGTGCGCTGCGACACTTCCAATTGCATTATTGTCTTTGTATAGTATCCATACTTGGGAGAGCTCTTCATTGTGAAAGCAATCGATCATGACTTTTTGACTAGAGTTATTAACGTGTCCTCTGAGTCTTGATTCTTCATAGAATTCTGTTAAGTCTAATTTTTCATTCCATTCAACTAGATCATACATATATTCGTTTAGCCATTTCCATCACTTCTTCTTCAAAGTTGTTTTTAAAGCTGTCAAACGCAAGTAATTGTAAATCTTTATGCTCCACGGGTAAGTCGATATCGATACCCATAGCATCCATTTTAGGGAATAATTCTTTGCGCCTATCTTCGCTAATATGGCTTAGTACACTTCGCACAGTCATCTTAACATCTTCAGTATCATATGTAAAAAAATAATTCATACTCTTTAACTCACCGGAAACCACAAAATAACTTGAGGGGTGTAGACTATATTTTGTTAAACCTAGTTCTTTATGTGCCTGTATTATTTCCAGCATCTGGGTATCCCAGTCTACCACAGATTTAGAATATTCTCTACCTCTACATCCAGACATCTCCCACATATCGGGCCCATCAATGGTTAAATAGATTTTATGATTCTTTAGATCGATGTCGTATTCTGGTACAAGATGTTTGAAGTTATTTCCCATCAGAGTTAAGAACTTAACTTCTCTATTGAACTTCTCTTCCATGAGTGTGGGATCTACAACTTGATTATGTCCGCCATGATACCCTTCATCATTGTAGTACCACTGACAGAATGTCTTACTGTCCGTACTAATTAGGCTAGTATAAATAAGGTTGTTGCGACACAATCCTTTTTCCGGGACGTTGTTGTAATAGTATTCATATTTTGTCATAAAAATATATATAAAGGTTATTATATTATGATACGCGGCATTGGCAATAAACCATACATCAATTTAGATCCGTACTTAAACATAGATGGGTTTAAGCAATTGCATCCAGAAATATCTAAGGGGTTCGCACTTGCACGAGATTATGCCAAAGAAGGTACTTGGATGTCTCCTGGATTTGAATGGAAAGATTCTAGTTATATCATGAACTGGAAACCTATATATCAAGCATGGGATGAATATCAAAAACTTCCTGCAGATCATCCTATTAAAGTTACTGGTGATACAATAATACCTAAGAACTTCGGTGATTATAAGCAACGCAATATATTCACACGATATCTTAAATCTACTCTAGGAGCAAATGACCCATACATTTATTATTTTATTTGGAATGAGGGTGACTGGAATGATCGAAATGCGCAAAGACAACTCACCGAGGAGTCGACATACTTTCAAGGAGTTGTTGATTGGGTTATCAACCTACAAAACACTAATATCATTGATCGGATCGGCAGGGTTATATTTTTCCATTGTGATCACAATGGCCGAGCGTTTGAACATCGAGATTTAGATGCAAATAATGGTGTACATGATGATAAACAATATAGCCCGCATAACAATGAATTCATTCATATAAGATATAGAACTAAACGGGGATTTTATATTTGGGATCCTGAAAGTGAAAATAAATATTATCTAAATTGTAATGCAGGTTTCTGGAATGATCAAGATTGGCATGGCGGAGAAATTAGTAATGAAGTAGAATATGGGTTACGCATAGATTGTAAATTCACGCCAGAATTTAGAAAGATTATAGGAGTAGATCACCTAGACCATTACTAATTTCTATAGTGGTTGGTAGTATCGACTTACCACTTATAACATTGTCTATCGCATAGATAATTTGTTCTGATGTTACGCTAGGTATTCCATTGGCGGTGTTACCGTATTTAGAAATGTTAATAAGCGCACTATTTACTATGTTATTATGTACATGGTTTAGGAATAACTTTTCAGAGAAATATTCTGGTTTGCATAATAATTTCATACGACTCCATTTAAAATTTGTGACTAAACTACCGAAACTTATATTGATCTTCGCCTTGCTCTGTTCTAATAATATCCCTTGAGTATATCCAACATGCGCAACATTTAAAAATACATCAGCATCAGCGGTCATATCGACCAGTTTTAAAAATTCTTCTGAGTTAGTTATGTCCCATCCATATTTCCTACTCACGCATGTTATATTATGCATAGTTGAATAGTGATCTTTTAATATTCTCCCTACAGGGCTTGATGCTCCAAACAATATAATATTCATAATACTATCCCCAAATATTGAATAGATACTTTGGAGTTAGACCAGCATTAGCACCAGAATGCCATGACATTCGACTACTCCATTTATATACATTACCTTGATCTTCGTTATAGAAACACTTATCTTCGACAGATAAGAAGTGTCCAGGCCTTGGAATATCGATGTGGCAATGGTATCGATGAATTTCTTTTACAGTTGAATTAAGAGTAAACTCATCATCGGTGATATCCCAGTGCCAAGGTGCTACATCTCCAGGCATAACTCTGCTGACCCAACAATTAATATAAGAATCCATTCCTACAAAGTCTATGAAAGATTTTACAACACTTATATCGAAATGTTGTTTTGGAAAATACATTCCCCAACTAGCACTCCCACCTTCACACTTCATCTTGTATCCAGCATTTCGTATTGGAACACATACTTCGTCAACGCCTTGAACTGTATGTCCCGCGTCGTGCCTAGGACCAATATATCCAGGTTCACTATCGCGTATATCATCTATTACACCATCCCAATCTATTAGATGATTACAGTTACCAATGAATTGAACCATACTATGAATTCCATAACCACTCTTGAACGATATTTTCAATGGTGTATTTGTATGTCTGCGCTATGTCTAATATACCATCATTAAATTCGAATCTATCCTTGTTATTAATAATATGCGATATATCAGATTCTAATATTTTTTGGTCTGCTGATATACATGCATACAGATCCATCACAAACACTTTAGAATCCTTAACATAGAATGTATGTGGGTATAGGTTTAGTTTATATAAATCACTTTTCTCTAGGTCTGAGAGTATACTCTTAACTTGATCTTGCCAGTCGTCGGGCAACCCTTGCTTAAAGTGTATTAAGTGATTAAGGTTTGTTGCACTTTCCCACTTGAACACGATTTCCATTTTTTCATTATCACTAGATACTATCTCTGGACAATATGGTTTGTTGGATATCAACTCCAATCCAGCAATTTCTGAGTCATACCAATACTTCTCATTAAACTTCATCACGAAGATTTCTTGATTGTAGTGACCATTATATACTACGCTGGGTACGCTTAGATATGCTCCCTCATATTTTCTGAATAATTCCATGTGATACCTTTACCAATTTGTGTTGTATCAAATATTTATAATATATATACATTATCATGTATCCAAACTATCAAGAACATCTTAAAATGATAAAAGAACTTACTGAGCGTATTTCTCAAATTCACATCTTGATTGAAAACAGCAAACCAAAAGTTGTTAGTAAAATACCATCTTGGATGAGAAAACCTTAAATACTAAATAAAACAAACACACTGCCTTAGGACCGTTAGCTTACGAGCATGTGTAGGGTGGGTACTACCCAGACGATAGATCGCCATTCAATCGTTGAAGTGCCACTTATTATAAGGGAACTGTATGAATCTTGTAGAACAACTCGCTAAACTTGCAATGCAAGTAGAGATAGATGATCCTATAGATTGGGGTATGTTAGAAATCCGAGAAGAAGATGCGTATATGCTTATGTCTTCAAATGTATTGGATATGTACCTAAGTGAAGACAAGGACAGTCGCGACATGATTATGCTCGCAACAGCTGTAAAACTGGTTGTCGAAAATTATGTTTTGAATTTAAGGTTAATGGAGATGAGCAGGAATGGTACAGAATGACGATGATATATTTGATTTTGGTTTCAGCGCTGTTGATGAAACTGAGTTGGACTCGGTACAACAAGCGTCTACAAGTGCAAAAAGCGCAGCACAAAGTGCAGACGACTTAAAACACAAGTTAGATGCGCTGTATTCAGCAATACTACCATTGTTAGATAATCTAAAGAAAAATCCTGAGAAGGACTATATACATTGGCCAAACAGGGTAGACAAAGTTGAACAGTTTGAAAAGCATATAAGTAAAATCGTCAACGACTAACTAACTATATTTTCCGAAGGAGATAATATGAAACTATCTAAAAACTTCAGCATGGCTGAATTTACTAAATCTCAAACCGCCGAACGCAAGGGTATTGATAATACTCCACAGGGTGAGCACCTAGACGCTGCAAAGGCACTATTTGAAAATGTTGTACAAAAAGTACGCGACCAGTTTGGTGTCACCACTATTAATAGTGGATATCGTAGTCCAGAACTTAATGCCGCGGTTGGTGGTTCTGCTACATCTCAGCATTGTAATGGTGAAGCCGCTGATATTGAAGTTCCTGGCGTGGCCAACGGTGATATTGCTACCTGGATTGTAGAGAACACCGACTTTGACCAAGTCATCCTTGAGTTCTATACTCCAGGTATTCCAGACTCAGGTTGGGTCCATGTGTCATACAAAGCAGACGGAAGCAATCGTGGTAAAGCACTGACTGCATCTCGCGTAAATGGTAAGACGGTTTATTCGGTAGGCATCAACGTATAATTATATAAGGAACTTTGCTATGTTAAAATCAATTATCGCAATTGCGTTTTCGGTTGTCATGTTCAGTGGTTTCGCCGGCGAAGTTCCTGCGACAGAAATACATAATGATAACCTGCCTGTCGAGTGTGGTAAATCAGAACCCTTGCTTGCTCTGTCGATGCAAGACTACGGCGAGCAATTAACTGCAACATGGGTAGATTCTCGAGTTGGTCGTTATGTTGTTATGGTATCTCCCGAAACTAACGAAATGACACTATTCCTTTTAATAAAGGAAACATCGTATGCATGTATCATTAGCATCGGTGTCGACTACAAAACGAACGCTAGTTATGTTGATAAACCTCTATTATAAATTAGTTAACTACTTCAGGTTGAAGAAACGTATAAAAGAATTGAGAAAAGCGGACCCTTTCATATACGAAGAATAAAATCATATATGATATTAGGAATTAGTGAAGGGTTTCATGATGCAGCAATTGCAATCATAGACCCTAATAATGGTGATATTGTTCATGCATCTCACTCTGAGCGATCATCTGGGGTGAAACACGATAGGTATATTAGCCCTTGGCAAATTGAACTACTAGATTCTTATGAAATTAGTAAAAGTGCTTATTACGAAAATCCCATACTGAAGAAGTCGCGTCAAATATATGCTGGTCAATATAAAACTGCATTCACTAAACGCAGACAGACAATAACTGCGGAAGTTAACCATTCACATCACCTCTCTCATGCCGCTGCTGCATTTCAAACTTCAGATTATTTAGAAGCTTCTTGTGTGGTGGTCGATAGTATTGGTGAATGGGACACGGTTTCAATATGGTCTGCGTACTACGACAATTGTAGAATCGCAAAATATAAAAAAATATACTCTCAGAAATACCCCAATAGCATAGGACTATGGTATTCTGCCCTTACTAAACATGTCGGACTCAAACCATTAGAAGAAGAATATATCTTCATGGGTATGGCAGCGTTCGGTAAACACGATCCAGAACTTGAAAAGTTATTAGAAAATTTAAAGAGTTCTAATCTACACCGCGGCATAGGCACTTATACCAGTCAGTTATCTAACTATCCTAACGTCGATATATCTACAACTGCCCAAGTTGTATTAGAAAATTCATTGCGTAAAATATTCTCTATCGCTAAGTCACATAGTAATAATATTTGTTATGCTGGTGGTGTTGCATTAAATTGCGTTGCTAATTCGAAGTTGATTAAAGAATATGGTGATATATGGATTATGCCAAACCCTGGAGATGCAGGATCAGCATTAGGTGCTGCTGCATTAAGTTATAAAAAGAAACTTAACTGGAATGGTCCATATCTTGGAAGAGAAATCAATAGGAAAGTTCAAATTGATGAATTGACTGAATATTTAATTACAAATAAAATATGTGGTATTGCTAATGGAAAGTCTGAATTCGGACCTAGAGCATTGGGTAATAGAAGCCTAATTGCAGACCCAAGGGGAATTGATATAAAGAATTTGGTTAATAATATTAAAAAACGACAATTGTTTAGACCATTTGCTCCTTCTATATTGGCTGAACACGCTGAACAATATTTCCGTGGGAGTATGTCAAGATATATGTCAACAACTGCAGAATGTAAATTCTCAGAACAGTTTCCAGCAATAATACATGCAGATAATACCAGTAGAGTACAACTTGTATATAAAGATGATAATACAATATTACGGAAAGTATTAGAATCATGGTATATTAAGACTGGATGTCCAATGTTACTCAATACTTCATTGAATATACGAGGGATGCCTATGGTAGATTCTTGGCAAGATGCCATGCAATTTGAAAAATTATATGATGTAAAAATATTCTAAAACATGTTGTATTTTTACCACGGGACTGCAAAGTCCCGTTTTTTATGGTATAATAGCTTCATGTTACAAATTCTCCTATTCATTGTCATAGTATTCCTTATGATCCCAGTAATACTAAAGGTTACAATTTTTCTGTGGTTATCCTACGAAGTGTTGTTTACAAGCATCATTAATACCCTTACACTTGCGTAGGGTATTGTGTTCGTGTTATAATAACTCATACATTAGGAAAAAGGAATTGAAAATGTCTAAGTTAACTGAATACACAATTGAAATCTACAAAGCAGACAAGCGTATCAAACGTGATGAGCGCCACGGCAAAAACAAGGCAGGCTTGCGTTTTATTAAAGTGATGGACTATGCTCCCAGCACCAAAGACTATATTGAGCGTCTTGCAGAAGACTTTCGTAGGGATGGCGTGGTAGCCAACGTGTTTGAAACCTTTGTGACCAAACAAAACTTAATGGGTGGCATAGAGTTTCAAGAGCGTTATGACACGCCCTACTACTGTAGCCCAAGCTCAGAAACTTACTGGAGAATGTAATACGCAAGTATTACAAACTTTTGGTTGACCCATATTTACCATTTTAGATTAATACTCGATAATACACATGTCCAAACAAATTTTTATCATCTACGACAAGAAAACATACGAGGTCTTGAAAACCAAGACCAACTCTGGCGTCAGTGTGCAATACTACGGTATGGGTGCTGCTCGGGGAGCGTTGACTCGCTTATGTAAGAAGAGCGGTATATTTCCTAATGATCCTTCATACCCTCTGTACCAATACACTATTGCAGATCGTGACTACTATACAAAGATGACTGGAAAGACTATATGAGCACTTTAACCGAATATTTTGATAAGAAGGCTATCACCGAGAAGTACTCTATCGGGGATCGTGTTGCTGGAAAATTTGGTAAGATCCCTTTCATGGGAACCGTTGGTAACTGTAGTAGCATGAATGCCGAGGGTGTGTCGGTTGCTATTGTGCATCTTGATTTGCCAATGGTTATCAATGACACGACTAGTCATTTCATTAGCGTGTTGAGCAGGACCTTGCGCCCTTTGAAAGAATTGAAATTATGAATCGCAAATTTACAGCCGAGTTTGAAGATTATGAATGTGACAATGATCGCCGCTCATACTGGACGGTCATAGAATGGGATGAGGGAGATAATATGGGTAATCGTTCAGGGCGGCAATTTCAACCCGCAACTATATACACTGAAGAAAGTGCCAGGCAAGTTGCAGATAGTATGCAGGCTGCGTGGGAGCGCGAGCAGTACCTAAATCAAGAAAGTGCGTTTGACTACCGTGGCTAATATTCACTTCCTACGCAAAATCGCCGCAGATGAGTTGATGGACACTATGTTCTTTGCAACTGGCCAGCGGGCGACTAAAGTTAAGTCTCGCTCGCATTGGGACTTGAGCAACGAGTACTTCAAAGTTAAGATCGTTACCAATAGAAACATCACGGTCAATGGTGCTAAGTGTAAAACCATCCACGATGCGAAGTGGGAATTACAGGATTTGATATCATAACATGGCAATGAAATTTAGAAATTGGGTTCAAGAAAAGTACTACGAGAACCAAGAGGAACTATTAGGGTGGTCTGAGATTATCCCATCTGACCATACACTGTCAAAGTACTTTAACGCATATCGCTGGTGGTTAAAACGCGAATACCGCTTTTACCTAAATGGTAAATTGAACAAAGACTGATATATGGCTATACTAAACATACTTGATGAACTAGCATCTGACGCGAGTCGTAACTTTAAGATCGCTACTCTTGAGAAGTATAAGAACAACGACACACTTCAAACGGTTATCTTTCTTGCTCTAGATCCGTTCACACAGTTCTATATTCGCAAGATCCCAAAGTACATACGAGGTATCCATACTATCACTTTCGTAAACGCATGTAAACAGTTGAAGAAATTGTCCTCTCGTGAGTACACGGGTAATGCTGCAATTGACATGTTAGCATCGATGTTGGAAAGTCTACCCCAAGATGATGCAAGGGTAATTGAGAGGATTATCCAGAAAGACCTAAAGTGTGGAGTTGCTGCTTCTACGGTCAATAAGGTATGGCCTGGTATGATTCACGAGTATCCATGTATGCTCTGTACCGCATACGATGAAAAGGTTATAAGTAAGTTTGAGTTTCCTGCGATGGTGCAACTTAAGATGGATGGTATGCGCTTTAATGCTATTGTTAAAGATGGTGCTGTAGAGTTCCGCAGTCGCAACGGCAAAGAGATTAACCTATTGGGTAACTTATCCCAAGAGTTTATTACACTTTCCGAGGGAAATGACTTAGTCTTTGATGGTGAGTTGGTATTGTTGTCTGAGGATGGTTCATACATGGATCGTCAGACGGGTAATGGTATTCTTAACAAGGCAGTCAAAGGAACAATATCAGCAGATGAAGCGATGCTAGTTTCTGCAACACTTTGGGATGTTATACCATATGAAGAATTTAAAAATGGCGTTTGTACATTTCCGTACGAAGATAGGTTTGCTCGTATTAAGATCTCTCGTTTTTCGGCTGGAAAGTTGCGCATCGTCACTAACACATATGTCGAATCGCTTGATCAAGCACGAAGCATCTTTAACGCTTACCTTGCTGAAGGTGAAGAGGGAATTATCCTCAAATCAATGACTGGTATCTGGGAAGATAAGCGTACCAAGTCTCAGATTAAATTTAAAGCGGAGTTAGATTGTGATCTTAAAATCGTTGATGTGCAAGAAGGTACTGGCAAGTACTCAGGAATGCTTGGAGCAGTTATCGCTGAATCTGCAGACGGACTCCTTAAAGTCTCTATCGGTTCTGGTTTTTCTGACGCTATGCGAACTGAGTTTTGGTCTGATCGCGATTTTTTACTTGCTAAAATTGTCGCAGTGAAGTATAATGCTAGAATAAGTAATAAACAAGGCGAGGAGTCGTTGTTCTTACCTATCTTCCTAGAGATTCGTGAGGACAAGACTTCTGCAGACATGACAAAGGATATTAAATGATAGATGCATTTGAACTAGATAACGAACTAACACAAACACAGAAACAAGACTTGCGTATAGTATTGTCACTAAACACACCAGAAGAAATTCAAGACTGGATTGATCATGTCGGTTGGGGTGACTTTGAATATGGTATGTCTCTTATTGAAGTTGCTGCGCTAAAGCAGTTAGAGAAAGATACTGCCCATGATGATTGTATCGACGCAAAGATTGCATTGTCGAGATGCTTGGATATATAAAAGTATACGACAACGTATTAGATAATATAGATTGTAACAAGTTGATAAAGGGTTACGAGGAAAATCTGCATAAGGCAAGGATGATCGACTCTCCTGGAGACAAATACTATTTCATGAAGTGTTCAGATAATCTAAGATGGGATTCGTACTCAAATAAGGTTGTTGAACTTATGCAGTTGTTGTATAAACAATATCGGCAAGACACTGGTATGAAGATCAACCGTCAGGTTCCAGACAAATATGTATTGGAAGATCCTTACATGGAAAAATATAACCCCGACCACGATTTTCGTAAACGAATACACTCCGACTCCCAAGACTCATTCACATCTCATCGATTCTTGTCCATGACAATATACTTGAATTCAGTTAGTCCGGGTGGTGAAACAGACTTCACACCAAATATAAAATTTAAGATGAACCCTCAACAAGGGTCGGTTATAATATTCCCTTCTTATTGGGGATACTACCATAAAGAAAATCATTGCTCTGGCCAAACACCTAAGTACACGATCAACACACATTTAAAATATTTGTAGGAAATTCATATGTCATCTGACGCAGCACCAATTCCAGACTTACCTAGTCCATACGAGTTTAAGAAGATCCGAGTTAACAAGATGCTCAACGCATTATACAATGGAGACGAGGTTATCATAGAACGCTGGTGGAAATCGCCTAATGTGTATATGAGTATGGAAATCCCAAGAGTGTTATTTGAAACTAACCAAGACAAGGTCGTCGAAGTAGCACATGCAGAAGTTAGAAGACGGCTGGCTAAACAATGAACGCATTAGCACAATGGATATTGATTTTTAATATCAATGTCGCGGAAGTACCATCCGCAGCATACCTAAACTCTCCAGTCGTTATGGACAGTTTTCCTTCTCAGGAGCGATGCGAAACTGCACTACAACAACTCTCTCGAACCTTTGAAGGTACTTCGAGCAAGGGGTATTGTGTAGGCGAATCCCGATAACCCCTATATAATTATTTACCTAAACATTAACGGAGATTATACCATGTTTACATTTATTAAAAACCTATTTAAGAGCAAACCCCTAGAAGAAGTTCTAGATTCTGAACCTGTGCGCATTACCCCTACACTGGAACTAGTTGCACCAGTTGTTGAAGAAGATACTCCTGCTGCATTAATCCCTCAACCGGCATGGCCATTTCCCACTGAGGAAAAACCTGTTGCCACGCAAGAAGTGAAGAAAACACTTCCGAAGAAAAATAATAACTATAAGAAGAAGAACTCCGCTGTAAAGAAACCAACACCTGTCCAGAAACCTACTAATATACCAGCACCAACTGATCCACTTGCTCCTAATGCTCCACAGAAACGCGCTAAGAAGCAAGCAGTTCGTCCAAAGAAAAAGTAATTTTTGTAATTTAGATTGAGAGAAACTATAATATGTTTATGTTTGATATTGAAACCCTCGGAGTAGAATCTACTACGGTAATTCTGTCTGCGGGTATCATTTACTTTGACCCAGAAAAAGATGCCGACATCAGTTATAAAGAACTAGTTGAACGCGGGCTGTTCGTTAAACTGGATGCTAAAGACCAACTAAAGCGCCTGGATCGCACCATCACTAAATCCACCTTGGATTGGTGGGCAAAGCAGGGCGAGTACCAACGCAGTCAGAGTTTCGACACTAAACCAGACGATATCAAGGTAGAAGAAGGCATTGCTGCGATCAAGAAGTACATTAACAAGTATGCTCAAGGTAAGTTGAACAACGAGACCATGTGGGCGAGAGGGTCTTTGGACCAGATGGCGATCGACAGCCTAACAAATAAGTGCGGCGTGGAACCGATTATCAACTTTGCTCGCTGGCGTGATATGCGCACTGCAATTGATATGCTCACGGGTAGTACTAATGGTTACTGTAAAGTTGCCAATTTAGACATGAACTCAGTACTAAAGCACCATCCTGTAGACGATTGCGCCCTTGACATCCTAATGTTGTTGCGTGGTATGCCAGAACCGGAGCAATAAAACCGATTGTAAGGAGATTACCCAGCCTGGGTGATACTAACATGTCCCTAAGAGGTTTAAACTCCTTAAATCGCTCCTGTTGTATTTAAACAACGATTAATAACCCTACCATTGCGTAGGGTATTTTTTTGTGTTATACTGAACTCTGTTTAGTTAATAAGGAGTTTTTCAAATGTCTTCCCCTTTCATAGTCCGTATTACTGATGAATTTTTATCTGTATTTACAGTAGAAGCCCAAACAAAAAAAGAAGCTATTAAAATAGTTACTATGTGGTTAAATAATTCAGATTCTACCCCAATTTACGAAATTGTAATTGAAATTAATGAAATTGTTTAAATCTATTGTATTAATTAAGGAAATTTAAAATGAATATTAATAAATTAACTAATTGGGAATTATTTAAAGTTGCTCCGCATATATTTGCTGAACGAATGGTTAAGACTCGTAGGATCTCCGCTAAGGAACTTTTAGATGCATGTTTGACTACCATGACCAGTGAGATGATCGAGGAGATGCTAGAAGACCTTGAACTAGCACCCGAATAATGTTGCATTAATACAACAAATAATACCCCTACACTTGCATGGGGTATTTTTTTGTGTTATACTAGTATCATAGTTTGAAACAAAGGTCTCCATGAAATTACTATCTACAGGCAACCCCAAAGTACTCAAGGGTACAAAGCAGGGATATAATACTTACATACTACACCTCGCTCCGGCAAATTTGTCAGGATACGAGACATGTGCCAAGAGAACCGCTGGTTGTACTGATGCTTGTCTCAATACTGCTGGGCGTGGTGGTCTGTTCAAGAAGGGGGAGGCCACTAACGTCATCCAACAAGCTCGTATCCGCAAGACCAAGATGTTCTTCGAGTCCCGTGAGGTGTTCATGCCCCAACTGGTCAAAGATATTGAGTTGGGTATCAAGCAGTCTGCTAAGGTAGATTTGACTCCGGTGTTCCGACTCAATGGAACATCAGACCTTGCCTTTGAGAAATATGAAGTGGTTCGTGCTGGAGTTACATACAAGAATGTGTTCAGTGCGTTTCCAGAGGTACAGTTCTATGACTACACCAAGATCCTCGGTCGTAAGGTGTTAAACATTCCTAACTATCACTTGACGTTCTCAGACGCAGATGGCAACGATACTGATGTACGCAAGGCTATCGGTCAGGGGTATAACATTGCTACTGTATTCGGTATCAAGAAGACTCTTGCTATGCCCGAGTCATACAATGGGTTGCCAGTATTTAACGGAGATGAGAGCGACCTACGCTTCCTCGACCCGAAAGGCGTCATAGTTGGCTTGTATGCAAAGGGCAAAGCGAAGAAAGACACCACTGGATTCGTTAAATATCCTACAATTACTCTGACCAAAGTATAATAATTGCGCCGGCGCTCCTGATGGGCTCATAACCCATCTGTTGCAAAAATACAACAACTGAGAAAATAATGCTTGCAAGTATCCATTTTTGTGGTATACTAGTATCATAGTTCAAAACAAAGAGAGGTTACCATGTATCGCATACCCCGAGTATCAACATACCAAGTTGAGTACACTGCATTAGATAGTAATAAAGTAGTACAAGAGCAGCGCACCTTCAATGAGTTCCATGCGCGTGAAGTTGGAACAGTACTTGCTAATGACGGTTTGAGCGTTCGCGCGGCAGAGATGCTAGTCCAAGGATGGAACAATGTGTCAACTAATGGGGTATATTCTGTTGCATTTTTGCAACATTGATGAAAATAATGCTTGCAAGTATCCATTTTTGTGGTATACTAGTATCATAGTTTGAAAAAAAGAGGTTCATATGATCAATGAAAAATTCGCAAATCACATCGGTTACTCTGATGTTAACCCGTTCGAGATCGTTAAGGTAGTATCAGACAAGACCATCGAGGTTCGTGAAATGGATGCTACAGAAGATAAATCTGTCAAGATGGAGTTCATTCCAGGCGGTTTCTCTGCTGTGTGTACTAACATCCGTGACCAGAAGTGGAAAATCACCTCTGATAATACTGCTCCAGTTATCCGTATCCGTCTTAATAAGAATGGTAAATGGAAATGTAAAGATGGTCGCCGCTTCTCGCTGTCAGCCACCCCTGCTAAATTTTACGACTACAACTTCTAAGGAAATATTAAAATGCCCGCTACACTAAAACAACGCACTGCCAAGTCCAATACAACCGTTAAACGCATTGGTAAAAATGCCAAGACCACTACTAAGATCAAACGGAGTGAAGACTTCGACGGTGGTGACCGTTACTTGGGATGGACTGCTAAGGAAGAACAGTCGTACATCCGAGATAGTGGTATCTACGAATCATACTCATCTATGAAGGGTATGGATTCATGGGACTAATGCATCCGATGTATAACATGAGCGGATCTTCTAAAAAGAATAAGAAGATGAAGTTCAAGTCGGCAGAAGCAAAGCGTGAGTACGAACTCAGTTTAAATTCGGAGTTTGGGGTTGCGCAAAAACGAAAAGGCGTGTATAATTCACACATGACCAATTCTATACTGACACCAAGGGCATATGTCCGAGAGACTGCTACTATACTCTCTAGGGGTAATGGTATGGGTAATGCTGCGAAACCAGCAGATAAAGTGTATACTGGATCTAAAATGATTGGAGTAGCTACGCTACACAAGTCTAATGCTGTTCCGGTATTCTCGAATGAAGAAGCAATCAACATGGCGAATATGCGCCGATAACATGAAAGAAAATATTATGCAAGTGACTACAGAACCTACTCTAACTCGCGACGAAATGCTATCACGCCTTGCAATGGATGCACAGCAAGTGGTGTTCACTAAGAAGGACGGTACAGAACGAGTGATGAACTGTACTATGGACTTTATGATGATTCCAGTGGAACACCAGCCTGTTATCAAGGAAGATGCACCTGAGCGCAAAATCTCTACCGAGACCATCCGTGTATTTGACTTGGATATCAATGAGTGGCGCAGTTTTCGAGTAGATTCAGTAAAATGCTTTACAAACATCTAATTTTAATATATAATAACCACATATTATAATTAAAGGTACATCTCATGGCAACATCAAGCAAAACTACAAAATCTAGATTCTCCGACCCAGACATGAAGTTCTTGGGAGCTGAACCTATGTTCGATTCAACTCTTGGTGTTGACTATGAGGGTAGGAATATTGCGTTGCTCAAGGCTCTCAATTGGTACAACTATTTTGTATCTAAGAAAGACCTTATTCCCAATATACTATCCTACGCAAAGACAGAGTTAAAGTTACCTGCAACACAACTCAATCAGTTCAAGTTAGCGTGTCCAACATGGGCGAACTCAACCGCAGGCGCATTGGTTAGGATGAGCGATAGTCGTGGATTCGTGCTTAATGATAAAGAGAAAACATTTATCAAAGACCATATCATGAGAGCGGTTGAGGAAGGTTCTAAGATCAAGGAGGTCAAAACGTCAGAAGACAAACCTCGTGAAGTCATTACCCCTCAACAGCGTCTGCGTAATAAGGTTAACGTCACTATCATGGAAGACCTTCGCGTGTTGGAAGACGCATGGTTGGCGAGTCTAACTGAAAAGTTTGATGCATACGCCCTTATGAAGCAACACGACTTACCAGCAATGTCTGTTGGTATGGTTACTCCTTGGGTTAATGACCGCATCCAGGAGATGCAAGACGCGATTGATAAATCTTGTCCACAGGCGGTGGAGGCATTCCGTCACTTGGATAAGAAAGAATTAGTTGCGCGTGTAAAATTGCTAAATAAAGTACTAGATGATTTAAAACGTCATCAAGCGAACTCTAAAACAGTACGGAAGGTCCGTACAAAGAAACCAGTCGCGGCAACGAAACTAGTCGCTAAGATAAAATTCCTAAAGGAATCACCAGAGTTCAAACTCGTGTCGATCAATCCTGCTACAGTAGTAGGGGCGGCGCGTCTGTTTGTATTTAATGTGAAAACGAGGACATTGTCTGAGTACATAAGTTCGGGTCCCGATGGTCTGAGCGTTAAGGGTACAAGTCTACAAAATTGGGATAGTGCTATATCCAAGTCTACGCGTCTGCGTAAACCGGAGGAGTTCTTACCCCTAGTCCTTTCTAAGACACCGAAACAAATCGGTAACGCTTGGTCCAAATTAACTACAAAAGATGCCTCTCCAAATGGTCGACTTAACGACGACACCATTTTGATGAGGATAACTAATGGTTAAAAAACAAATAATCGGTTCAATCGCTTCTATCGCTCTTGCGCTAATATCAGTAACATCTCTGGTACTTACAATACCAAGTATGGTTAGTAGTAACCAAATTGAATATCGGATCACACTCCCAGAAGAAACTTCTGAGCCAATTGTGGAGCGGTTGCAACTATCAACCGAACTCAAACCACTAACGAGACAAACTAAACTAAGCATCAAGGACTTAAACTGTCTTGCCACTAATGTATACTTTGAGGCACTAAACGAAAGTTTTGCTGGGCAGATCTCTGTGGTGTTTGTTGTTATGAATAGGGTTGTAGATGATAGGTTTCCCAACTCAATTTGTAAAGTAGTATATCAGGGAAGGCTTGGCACTGAACAACATGCAGATGATGCTCGCAAAGGTAAGTGTCAGTTCTCTTGGGCGTGTGATGGTAAATCAGACACTATCAATGAGGAAACGGATAAGTGGAAACGAGTTATAGAGGTTGCCAAAACAGCGTTTCAGATGTATAATAAGGGGTTCGACATAACAGAAGGTTCCACACATTATCATGCGACATATGTCAATCCAAAGTGGCGCAATGATAGAAGCATGGAACGCACTGGTAAGATGGACACACATATTTTTTATAAATGGGGTTAACGTGATTGATGATATTTTAAGTAAGAAACAGTTTAGTGAACTTGCCGAGCAGACCGCTCGTCTAAAACGCATGACGCACATGGAGGCAGTTCTTTTTATCTGCTCTGAGCGATCGATCGACCCGCAAGATGTTGGTCCATTAATCAGTGCTCCCCTTAAATCTCGTATTGAGGCAGAGGCAATTGCTGATCGTATGTTACCTGGACACAATACACTACCAGTATGATTATGATCCAACCATATGATGCATACTCATATTACATGGCGATCAAATTACATTTTGAGCGCGATGGGTATGACGCTCTGAAATATAACTTTAAAAGTTCTGCAACACCCAAGGCATTCTTGGGTCGTAAGGACAAGTATCACTTCGCAAAGATAGCAAAGAAGTTCACTCAACCAAAAGACTTGGTGGAATTCTATGTTTCTAACTTCTCGCGTGGTTCTAAATGGGTTGGCGACATGGTAGAGGATGGTGATGTTCACTACCTTGCATGGAAAAGATACTCTGACTCTATGAAATATCGTTTCACAAACGATATAGATACTATGGTAAACTATGCAGATATGAAGGGTCTTAAATTTGACGGACTCTTCTTATCTACTACTGACGATGCGCATCCGCACATTGTCAAACTACTTCTTCAAGAAGATATATCCCTGGAGACAGTGGTAATCATCGAGAAGATGTTGGGATTCACTAAACGATTGAACAAGTCAATAACGGAAACACTAGTGTGGCCAGATTTGTCTAAGAAGATTGTGAAGATGACTCCCTTTGTGAGTGCAGACCTACCAGTGATGAAAAAAATCATCGTTGAAAAGTTTGCATAATTTGCGATACTGTGTTATAATATCAATTCAAAATCTGTATAAAAGGAAAATACAAAATGTCATTTAATGCTCTAAAGAAAAATCGTTCTGCTTCAATTAACAAACTAGTTGAACAAGCACAAGCCGTTGCTGATAAGGCAGGCGGTTCAAAGCAAGAAGATAATATCTGGAAACCTACGGTAGACAAGTCTGGTAACGGTTACGCCGTGTTGCGATTCTTGCCCGCGCCAGAAGGTGAAGATGTGCCTTGGGTTCGTTTCTGGGACCACGGTTTCCAAGGTCCTACTGGAAAGTGGTACATTGAAAAGTCATTGACAAGTATTGGTCAACCCGATCCTGTCTCTGAACTCAACTCTAAGTTGTGGAACTCTGGTATCGAATCTGACAAAGATCAGGTGCGTAAACAGAAACGCCGACAACACTATGCAGTCAATGCATATATTGTGAGCGATCCGGGCAATCCTGCTAATGAAGGTAAGGTATTCATCTATCAGTTTGGTAAGAAGATCTTTGATAAAATCATGGATGTTATTCAACCACAATTCCAAGATGAAGACCCAGTCAATCCGTTTGACTTCTGGGATGGCGCAGACTTCAAATTGAAGATCCGTCAAGTTGAAGGATACCGTAACTACGACAAGTCTGAGTTTGCAACCCCTGCTCCATTGCTAGGTGGCGACGACGAGAAGTTGGAAGAAGTCTATACGAAACTAAACCCATTATCTGCTTACACTGATGTTAAGAACTTCAAATCATATGAAGAACTAGATCGTAAACTAAGTATGGTATTGGGTGGTGCGCAAGCATCTCCAATGAAGACTGCTGAGTCTATGATGGATGATGAGTTCTATACTCCTACTCCATCTGCGGGTCGCACTGAAAGTGCTGCTGCTCCAAAGAGTGCTGGCGCAAAACCAGTTACCTCCATGGAAGACGACGATGAAGATGCGATGAGTTTCTTCAGTAAGTTAGCTGCTGACGCATAACAGTTCAATATGCCAAA